CTATCAATTACATTTGAATATACAGCTCCAGTATAGCCACCCCCAAAAACCCCATAAGAGGCTGCATTCCCCGCAATCGGCCACAGGTTTTGCTTCAGCCAATAGTTCATCTGGTCCAGCGTCCACACCCCAGGCGCCGTGCCGTCCTGATACGGGCCAGTCGGGGTGACTGGGGTCTTGCGGATAACACCGCCGGGCCATTCGCGTGACATGGTTACAGACCTCCGTGGGCGTTAGAGCAGCCGGCAAGAACCTCAGTTGCAGACAGCAAATCACCAAAATCTATGGCATTTCCAGTAGAAGCAATAGTGACGTATTGAATCACGTTTATCACCGTGCTTGTTCCAACTTGCCCGCCACCAAAAAGCCCCCTTGTGGTTGAGGAACACGCAGATAAGTTAGTGGTGTCTTGCAATAAATCGCCAAAATCTACCGCGTTCCCCGTGGTGGCTATTGTGATGTAATCTATCACATTCTGTTTTGTCGGGTTCGCATCCCCACCCCCAAAGATCCCTCGGGTTGAAGAAGAACAGGCCGCCAAATTCTGCCTAGCAATGGTTAAATCGCCAAAATCTATTGAGTTGCCGACTGAAGCTATCGTCACATACTGAATGACGTTTGATTGGCCACCACCGCCCGACGAAAAACCACCAGCAAAAATGCCCCTAGTTGAAGATGAGCAGGACGATATATTTCTTAATACTGCTAATATATCACCAAAATCGGCGGCGTTACCCGTTGTCGCGATTGTTATATAATCAATAACATTCACTTCAACCGTAGTGAACCCGCCACCAAAAAGCCCCCTTGTGCTGGAAGCGCAACCAGCTAGACCGTATCGAGCAACAGTTAAGTCGCCAAAATCTATTGCGTTGCCAGCAGATGCTATTGTCACATAATCAATAACATTTGAAACAGCGCTGAATTGGTTCCCAGCAAAAACACCTCTTTGTGATGAAGCGCACGCCCCCAACTTGTTTTGGCCTTCGATTAAATCACCAAAATCGGTTGCATTGCCCAGCGTTGAGATTGTCACATACTGAATAACATTAATGGAAGCGCCTGATACCGTTAAGGCTCCGCCTCCGAATAAGCCAACATTGCCCGTTAGGATTACCGGCCACAGCCCCTGCCCCACCGCTTGAAACACCGCCACGAGGTTCCAGACACCGGAATAAGATGGCATAGTTATAGTCCTCCGTGGGCGTTTGAGCAGCCACTATTACTTATACTGTAAGTTGTTGTCATATCACCAAAATCTATGGCATCCCCTGTCGTTGCAATTGTTATATAATCTATGACGTTGTAACGAATATTAGTATTAAGAGCTGTACCTCCAGCAAAAGTCAGCCTTGTCCCGCTTGAAGCGGCACCTAAATTAGCTCTAGCAAGAGTAAGATCGCCAAAATCTGTAGCGTTGCCAGTAGTTGCAATAGTAATATACTGAATAACATTTGTTACATTTGTTGCGTTAATACCTCCACCAAATACGCCTCGCGTTGAAGATGATCCGGCAGTTAAACCAGAATTTACTGTAAGTAAATCTCCAAAATCTGTAGAATTTCCCGTACTTCCAATTGTTATGTACTCAATGTTATTAAAAGAATTTGGGTTATTATAACCTCCCGCAACAACACCCCTTGTACTAGAAGAACAAGCTGCCGGCTGGTTTGATGAATAAGTTAAATTTCCAAAATTTGTGGCGTTCCCAGTTGTTGCAATTGTAATATATTGCATAACAGATTGGTTTACTGATGTAGTATAATTAAGACCAGCAGCCACCACACCTCTTGTTGAATTAGAAAGAGAAGCAGTTGAAGCAACTGGGGCTAAAGTATCTCCAAAATCTGTCGCATTACCCGTTGTTGCAATCGTGATATAATCAATCACATTGTAGCCCACTCCACTGCCATTACCCCCAGAAAAAATCCCCCTTGTTGAAGATGCACAAGCAGATACACCCCCTCTGGATTGTGTGAGATTGCCAAAATTTGAGGCATTCCCCGTTGTTGCAATATTAATGTATTCAATTGTGTTAATATACGCTCCGTTAAATAACCCCCCAAATACCCCCCTTGCTGCCACAGGCGTCACACTCCCACTAGCCGCGCTAAACGCACCGGGCCCAAACGTATTCAACGCCCAAACTTGGAACGTGTACGCTGTGCCGTTTGTAAGCCCCGTCACCGTAACCGGCGATGAAGCGCCAGAAGCCGTAATCTGCCCAGGATTTGAAACCGCATAATATGCGCTGATCGCCGATCCGCCAACATTTGCAGGCGCCGTAAAAGAAACCGAAACTGCTCCAGAATCAGGAGTCCCAGCCGTAGCCGTAACCCCCGTAGGAGCGTCAGGGTTTCGCAGCGGATCAAAATTGGCTGAGATAAACCCAGCAGGCGGGCGCAGCGGCATTATCCGCTCCTATCAGGCGTTGATTTCTTCCCACGAGCAAGTCACCACAAGATCGCTTGCAGTGCCAGCCGTAGCGCCAATCGACTCATTCTCCAGCAGATACAGCGCCGTCGTCTTGTCCAAGATGATCAGCGTGGCATCAGCAGGCACAGAAATCGTGGAAGCAATCGGGAAGGCAGTGCCACCCAAAGCCGCCGCGCTGTACTTGTTGATGGTGATGTCAGCGGCATTCGTGCCATCAACATTCGCCACCATGATCATATTGATCTTGTAGACCTTGCCGCTAGAAGCCGCATTGCTGACGACAGACGTCGCGCTGGTCGTGGTGAGAGAAACGCTAGAATTGTTGCCGTAAATGGCAGCAACATTGACAATATTCGGGTTTGCCACCGTCTTGCTCCTTACAAGCCAAAGATCATTGCAAAGGCGATGCTCTGGCCTTTACTGACGCCAGCAGCAGGCGTTGTGAAAGTCAGAACACCAGCGCCGTTAGTCGTCACAACCTGACCATTCGTGCCATCTGCAGTCGGATACTTCAGCCCGGCAGGATTGTTCATCAGCCGCGTGACCGTGCCAGATGCGTTCTCCGCATAAAGCGCCATGTCAGTGTCAGCAATGTTGATCGCAAGCTCACCAGGGCTGAGATTGGCCGAAGACGGCACGGCAGCCCCTGTCGTAGTGCGATACAACTGAATAGGCGTAAATCCGTTGGCCGCCATTAGAAAGTACCCCCATCAATGCCCGCCCAAGAAGGCGCGCTGGTTCCATTGGACTTTAATAGCTGACCGGCAGTGCCATTCGCAATAAACGAAGTAGCACCCGCCCCCGTTTGATACGGGATCTGGCTGGCAATGCCACCGGCAAGATTGGTGGCAGTGCCGACAGACAAAGCCGATTGCGCTGACCATGTTGGGCTGCCAGCACCGCCAGAAAGCAGAACCTCATTTGAACTGCCAGCAAGGCTGAACGCATAAGCGGTCCCAGTGCCATAGGCCACCGCGCCGGCTGTAGGCGTTGCCGTAGCATTCGTGCCGCCAGAGCCAATTGGCAGCGTACCAGTCGTCAGCGCAGATGTGGAAGTCGCATAAACGGCGCCGCCAGAGGTGAAAGAAGTAAGCCCCGTGCCGCCGTATGCCGTCCCAATTAGGGTCGCATTCCACGTCCCTGAAGTCAGCGTGCCGACACCCGTAATGCCCGTGTAGGATCCGGAAAGCCGCCCGCTATCAATCGTGCCAGAAGTGATCTGGCTGCCGGCAATCGCGATGGAAACGTCAGCCGCGGCAGTAAGCTGCCCTTGGGCATTGACCGTAAACGTGCCGACAGCAGATGCAGACCCATAAGAAGCAGCAGCCACCGCCGTGTTGGTGATGCTGAATACCGTGCCAGCCAAGGTGAGGCCGGTGCCGGCCGTGTAGGTCGTGCCGCCAGCACCAAACTGCGAGAACACAATGCCCGTGGTGCCAACCGTAATCGGCAACGGGGTCTGCTGCACCCAAGAAGTATTCGCGTTTACCGTGCCAGCTGTGATCAGGAAGAAGTCGCCAGCGTCAATCTGGTCAACGCCGCCCCCCGGCGTGTCAAAGTCAGTCGCGCGGGTTAGAATGAATGGCGTGCCGGCAGAACCAACCTGAGTGACCGTATAAACACCATTATAGGGCTCATTCGTGCTGGTTTCATTCTTCACCAGAACACGATTGCCAACCACCGTCAGAACAGAGTCGATTGACAGCGCGCCATTGGCATTTGCCGTGATGGTGGCGCCAACACCGCTGGCCCCGTTATTGTAAGTATAGGCCGCTAAAGCCGTGGTCGTTGCCAACCTACAAGCTTGGTGGAAATTGATGCCCGAAGCGATTGCGTCGGCGTAATTCTTGTTGACGATGTCGGTGCCATTCGTCGGTGCCGTAGAAATGGTGCCAGTCGTCAGCGTAACCGCATTGATGGTCGTATTGGTTGCCGAGGTGATCTGTCCCTTGGCGTTGACGGAAATGACCGGCACAACCGCCTGGGAGCCGTAGGTGGCAGCAGAAACGCCAGAATTGGGCAGGTCCGCAGTAACCAATGCCCGAAAGCCGGTAGGAGCCGCAGGACCGGCTGCAGGGCCAGCGTAAACCACATTGGCAGCCTGATCAGACACAATCAACGCAGACCCCCAAGTGGGCGCCCCAGTGCCGCCAGAAACCAATACCTGACCAGCCGTGCCAGCCGCGCTGATGTAAAGCCCGTCAGCCCCAGACCAGACAATCGCGCCTGCGTTTGCCACCAGAGATCGCGCCGTACCGCCTTGATCGAGCGGCAGGATACCGTTGATCTGCGCCTGATCAGACAAATCCACAGCCGGGTGGACGTGATCAGCGCGGGCGATTTCAGATGAAACGCCAGCAGATCCGGCGTTATCACCCACCAAAGGCGTGGCGTTGCTCAGATTGGCCGCCAGCGTCACATTGGAAGAAAGCGCGCCACCGCCCGTCAAACCCGTTCCGGCAATCACCTGCCGAGTATCCGGCACATAGCCGCTGATGGTGGCCGGGATAGTCGTGGCAGACATCACACGGCCGGTGGCATCCACCGTAAACACCGGGATATCAGTAGACGTGCCGTAAGATCCCGGCGTCACGCCAGAAGAAGCCAATTCGGTAGAGCCAACACCACCGGGCGCAATACTCAGCGTCACGTTTGACGAAAGTTGGCCGCCGCCCGTCATCCCGGTGCCGGCAATCACCTGCCGGGTAGTCGGCACGCCAGCAACAGACAGTAAATCCCCCACGCGGATCTGATAATTGTTGCCCTGGTAGACAATCATCATCAGGCTGTTCTCGTCGGCCACCGGCGCGACGGGAAGCTGCGTAATGCGGGTCGGGATCAGATTGCTGGGTACAGACATTTAGAACTCCAGATAACCGTCGCCGTTTTCGGTAATGAAGAACTCATCACCCTGCTCTTGGATCACCCCAGCAGGCCGCGTGTTAATCGGAGTATCAGGCCGATTGAACGGCAACACAATCTGATCCGGCGGCCGAGGCGCAAGGCGATAGGGATCATACTGATCCCGGTCTTCCTCACACACCATCAGGCCAGGATAGTTGGGATCCGGCGCCAGGGCAGACAAGAACATCTTGCGCGAGCAGCGCCCGCAGATGCCAATGCCATAAGTTGGCTGGCCGGTAGGATCTAAGAAAATCCCGCTCATGCCGTGTAGGCCCGAATGCCGGGATTGATCTGGATGGGCGAGCCATCATTGTCCCCATCCCAGGCCCGCTGCACCGTGATCGCCGCACGCTGCTCCAGCACCGGGATAA